CCGGCGCCGGCGCCGGTACCCCACACCCCACGCCCATCTAGTGAGCGGCGCCGTCTCCGTCTCCCCCGCCCCCACCCCCGCCCCGTAGTCCGAGATAGGTGGCGATGGCGCCCACCATCGCACCGAGGACGGTGGACAACACGGTGGCTTCCTCCATCGCCAACGGTCCGTGGTGGACGGTGGCGCCGGTGGCGATGATCACCACCGCCAACGCCACGCCGGTGGTGAGGATCACGCCGGCCAATCCGATCCACCGATCCATCACCCACCATTGTCGTCCCCCTCGTCCTCGGTGTGGTGGGTGAGGGCGATCTCGGTGGGGGCGGTGGCCATCCACTCCCGGAGGATCCGGGCCACCAACCACGGGAACGGATAGCCGAGCCCATCGGCGTGGGCCCGGAGATCGGTGGCCACGTCCACCGGGATCCGCACGGTGACAGTCCGGCGCCGGCGTGCCATCACCACACCGAGGGCGGGGGAGTGGTCGGGGCGTGAGTCCCGTCCCCTCGGCGTTGGTTACATACCCGGCACGCGGCCCGGAGGTTGGCGTCCACATCGGTCCCGCCCCACCGCCTCGGCGTGATGTGATCCACGTGGGTGGCCACACCGAGACAGCCGGGCCCGGCGAGTTGGCAGACACGCCCGTCCCGAGCCAACACCCGCCGGCGTGTCCGCACCCACTCCCCCGACCACCGCCGGCCACGGTCTTGGTTAGCCGCCTTTCCCACCGTTCACCGGCGCCGGGCCCGGCCGGCCGCGGTGTGAGTCCGCTTCACCGACGCCACCGTCCCGGCGTGGCGCTTGGCCACCACCCGGCGGACGTGGCCGTGGCTCCCACTCGTCCCCGCTTGAGCCGCTCGGGCGAGGGCGTTGCGGTGGGTGGCCACCCTCTGGCGTTCCGAGATCCCGGCCGCTCGGGCTTGGGCTGTCGTGGGCACCGGGTAAGCGCGGCGCGCCGGGTAGGCGAACGCCCGAGCCGGGAGGGCGTTGCGTTGTTTCGTCGTGAGTGCCATAGGTCACCACCACCTCCGATTCCTCAAGGGTAGGTCCGCCGGCCATTTGGCTCTTGATCCGCGCCACCGTGGCGTGGATGTCGATCCGGCTTGGTTCCCCGTCGCTCGCGCACGCGTGCGCACGCGCCTTGTTCACCTCCGGTGTTCCCTTGTTAGGGTCCACGGATCGCGCGGGTTTCACACGTGGATCGCGCGGGTGATGTCCAATCGGTGGACGGGTGGGGGTCCACGGATTGGACACCTCCACGGATCGGCCGGGTTGTGGAAATCGCCACACCGTGGTCCATCCCGGCCGGCGGACGTGATCCAAGAGGTGGGCGATCTCCACGAGGGCGGCAGACACCGACGCCCGGCGGTAGCCGGTGTGCTCCACGAGAGTCTCCACGCTCGGCCACGATTCCCCCGTCTTGGGATTGGCGTAGTAGGCCAGTCCGAGCAACACGGCGCGCTCGGGGTGGGAGAGCCGCTTGGACGCCCCCACCTCGGCCGCCCACTCCATCGCTCGGCCGCTCACCGGGGGATCCGCCCCGAAGTCACACGGGTGTGATCTACTAGCGTCACCTCTGACACCGATACCTCCCAAGGTTGTGTCTTTGAAGCCCACCGTTGGAGCGGTGGGCTTCACTCATTTTGGATGGCGGACCTCCACGGTTCGCGGATGGTGGCAATTTCTAGGGCGTGGTCCGGACTCCCCGGACGCCACCGGGCGGGTTCGGGCCATCACGCCGCGCGCGGTTATAGCGCAATCGGAAACGCTCGCGCTCGGCCATCGTGCGCGCAAGAGGTGAACGGGCGCGGTACACCGCGCGGCGAGCAAGACACCGGGCCCACCACCACCGGGCCCGGCCGATCACCGGAGGATCCGCTCCACCTCGGGGCGGTCGGACGGACGCCACACGTACACCTCGGCGCCGGCCATTTGGAGTTGCTCCACCACGTCCTCTTGGGCCCGGGTGAGCTTGCCTGTCTCCGTCTTTAGCTCCGCGAACACCACCCGCTCACGCCAGAGGGTGAGATCGGGGAAGCCGGCCACCGAGCGCTTGGAGTTGCGGGTGTGGTAGTAGCGCCACGCCGGCCGGGCCACCCTCGTGGCGTAGTCAGTCACCCACACCATCCACGAATCCTCGTCCTCGTGGAGCTTCACGCGGCACGCCGGCGCCGGCGCTTGGGCGTGATCCGGGCGTCTTTGCACCCACACAAGCCGGGCGGATCCTCTAGGGCGAGTTGCTCTTGGACGGGCTCAAGCTCAAAGAGCCGGAGTTGCTCCCCCGGCCACCACCACGGCGCTCCCGGCGGTGGCTTGGTCTTGGTTGGCTTGGTCATCTCTTCCTCCATTGGCGGGCTTGGGGACACGTGGCGAAGTGGGACAGGTAGAGCGGCTCGTGGGCGTCGGGCCCGTGCTCCACCTCGGCCGCCCGTACCTCGGCCACGCCGGCTTGGGACAGCACGATCCCCACGCCGGCGTCCCAATCCACCATCACCGTCCCACCCTCGGCCGGCTCGGGATCAAGCGGCATCCGCCGGCCGCCGGGGCGGATGGTCACCCACGCCACCGGCGCCCCACACGAGCGACACGTCCCGGCGTTCACGGGATCCCCACCGTGGACACTTCCCCATCCGAGGTGAACGGCCGGTGGGGATCCCGGTGTGAGGCTAGGGCGGTGGTGGGAGCGGCCGGGCGAGTCTCTCCGGCCATCGCGTTATCCTGCTTTCGGCTTCCCGTAGCGGTAATAGACCGCTTGGCCGGTGGTCCCGAAAACCTCGGCGCCAATGTCTTTCCACGAGTAGCCGTCCCGCCTCATCCCATCGATGGCCACACGGATGGCGTCCTCTAGCTCATCGTGGATGGCCACGAGCGCGCGGAGATCGTCCGTATCGGCGTGAGCAACTCGGGCGCCGGCGGCTCGGACCATACGCTCAAGCATAGAGAGAAACGCCATCACCTCCGTGTATTTGCCACGGTCGCGCGGTGGGACGTAGGGGAGCTTGATCCTCGGCCGGCGGGTGTGGGCGTTGGTGATCGGCTCGTGGGTGCGGCGGTCCAAGCACGGCTCGGTGGCGCCGGCGCCACACGAGCACGCGTCAAGCCGGGCCCAATCGGTGGCGCTACTCATCGGAGATCCCGCACCGCGAACAATGGCGGCCGGCGTCCTCGTGCCAGTCCGCCCATTGGGCGTCATCCCACTCGGACACGTCCATCCACTCGGGCGGTTCCTCGTCCACCCACCGATGCTGAGAGTCACCGGCCACCGGACACCGGCCGGCCGCCAACTCCCGGACCACGAAATCGTTGTACTCGCTCACGAGCCCACCCGCTTGGTGATCCCACACGGACAGCGGTGGGGGACGGTGTGGCCGGGGCGGTACTGGCACGTGTGCTCCACGCCGGGCGTCCCCCACCACGTCACGCACACGTCCCGAGCGTGGGCCCGGCACGGCGCCACCCGCGTCCACCCTTGTCCGATGGCTTGATCATCGGGGACATCGGTGATCCGGAACACGCACCCACACGGCTCGGTGTGGTTCGTGGATCCGTGGCCGCTCATCGGCCGGGCCCGGTTTGGTTCACCCACACGGCCACCGCTTCCATCCCCTCGGCCACGTCTTCCATCCCCTCGGCCACGTCCCCGAGGTAGTGGGCGATTAGCGCTAGGGATTCGGCCGCGGCCACGAGCGCCAAAGCGCCGGCGTAGTTGAGCGCCATCGCTTGTTGCTTCCCGGTGGAGCCACCGCCGGCCATCACTTGGAGTTGCTCATCATCGGTGAGATGTCCCCACCGGGCGGCTTGGGCGAGCATGAGATGGGCTCGCTCCACTAGGGTCGGTTCCCCGCTAGGGGCGTTGGTGTCTGTCATGGTCCCCAACGTAGCCGATCCCGTGTAAATAGTTTTTACACGGGATCGGCGTCTAGCTCTAGGGTGGCTGTTAGCTCTTCGGGCGTCCTCGGCGCTTGCGGGAAATCATCCACGCCACGATGGTCTTTCGGTGCCAGAGCGGCCGGCCGGACACGTACCACGTGGGCTCGGGGATCGTCCCCCGCTTGAGGTGGGACCACACCGTGGTCCGATCGATCCCCACGAGGTTGGCCACGTCCCCCACGCCCAAGATGTCCGAGCCGGCCGGGATCTCGGCCAGCGGGTGAGATGTCATGGCTTCCTCCACTCCACGCCGAGGGCGTCCAGTGTGTTCCGTAGCTCGTGGATGAGCGTCCAACGGATCCCGGCCCGGTGGACGTAGTTCCCTTGCTTGGCCGGGGCGTAGCGGGCGATCCGGGCGGCGAGATCCACGAGCCGCTCGGCGTCGGTCTTGGTGGCCATCACCGCGTCCGCCCATGCTTGGCGTCCCACTTGGGCGAGTGCTGCCGGTAGAGGGCGAGCGCTCGGGCTTTGGCCGCTTTGCGGGTGGCGAACGCCCGGACGTAGGTCCGCTCCCACCGCTCGGCGTTCCCGCTCCGGGCGCCGGCGCCGGTGGGCTTGTATGTCATGGTCACGAACCGGCCGTGATGGGGTCCGCCCTCCACCCGGCTCGTGGTGTAGCCGATGAGCCAACCATCCTCGGCCGTCCAAGTTTGTTGGGCGGCGGTCCCGTGGATCCGGTCAAGCTCAGGCCCGAGGATCTTGGCCAAGAGGGCGTTCACGCGCGCTAGCTCGGCGCGCTCGGCTTCGGGGATGGTGTGTTCGGTCCCGAATGTGATCTCCGGGCCCGGTGGTGTGTTCCCCTCGTGGGCGTGGGTGTCTGTCATCCCACCATTCTACCATAAATGCCACGCCGGCGTGGCACGGCCAGCTAGGGCGCGAACGCCATCACCGCGAGGTAGACCACCTCGGCCACGAGCAACACCGACACCAACACGAGCAAGACCACGAGCGTCCGCGTCAGGTAATCGGAGCGGTCCACGCGGCCGCCCACGTGGCCGGGCCCACCACGCCGTCCACCTCCAAGCCTTTCTCGGCTTGAAACGCCCGAGCCACTCCGGCGGACTGGCTCCCGTATTGGTCATCTACCGCGATAGCCCACCCTCGGGCGGCCATTTGGGCTTGCCACGTCCGGGCGCCACCGCCCGAGGTGAAATCGCGGAGATAGGTTCCGGGCCACGGGGGGGCGCTCCCTCCGGCGGGTGGAGGTGGGGGCGCCGGGGCGGGCGCCGGCGCTCCCCCCGTAGCCCGTCTAAGTATCTCGCTCCGGGCGGCCACCCTCACATCACACGGGCATCCGGTGGCCGGGCCACCCTTGCATCGGTGGTAGTTGAGTCCGGGCGTGGAGATGGACTCGGACAGCACGAACGGGATCCCGTGGGTGGCGTTAGCCCATCGCATTAGCTCCGCGAAGAGGTTTAGTTGGTTCTCGGTGAGCGGCTCGGCGTGAGGTGGCGCCCCACATCCCTCGGTTTCCACGCCGATGGAATAGTCATTGTGGGCCACGCCGTGCCACGCCCGGTTGGCCGTGTCCACGTGTTGGACGGGCTCGCCCGTCTTGGGGATCCAAAAATGGGCGGACACGCCGCGGGAGTTGTACACGGCCAGCGGATCCCCCGAGCCGGCTTGGTGGTGGAGACAGACAGCTATCGGCCGGAGCGTCCCCGAGTAGTTGGGCGTCGGGTTCCACCGGGCCCGTGGCCACCGTGCCATCGGCTTAGTCCTCGGCCGGATCGCGGCCCATCCCGGAGATGTCCACGGTGGCGTCCCCCTCGTGGGCTTCCTCGGGCTCGGGTTCGGGCTCGGTGGGCTCGGTGGGCTCGGTGGGCGTATCGGTCACGGTGTGCTCCCGTCCGGGTAGAGGGCGGCCACGATGGGCCAATGGGCTTGTGTGAGTGAGAGTAGATCGGCGTCGGTCACCCGGGATTGATCCACGCTCCCGTCCGGGAGGGTGGCTTTGTCGGCTATCCCGGGCCCGGCCGCGTTAAGCCGGATGAACGTGGCCGCCGGCCCGGGATCGTCGCGGCGAATCATGGCGGCTAGCCCGTCGTCGAATTGGGCGGCTTGTTGCATGGCGGCCGAGCGGCTCCGGGCTTGGAACCAATAATCCGCCTCTAGTTGGGCTTGGGATTGGTAGCTCACGGGCTTCCCCTTTTTCGTTTACGGCAGCGATCCGAGATAGGACAGCGCGAACCGGCACGCCCACCCGGACACGTTGAGCCCAAGATTCAGGCTGGCACCCCCGTAGACGCCCATCGTGTCACCGGCGTTGCGCGGTGCGGTCACGGCACAGTTAGGGGCGGTCCAGATGGCCATAGCCGAATGTTGCATCCCCCACGCAATGGCGGCGCCGTTGAGATAGATGATGCATTGCATCCATTGGCCGGTGGCGGTGGCGTTGAGAGCCAGCCCGGCGTCCATCCGCCACACGCCCCGGATGGGGATGGTGGCCAGTCCGGTGGCTTGGCTGTAAAGCCCATACGGGTCGTAATCGATGGCGTTCATGATGATCACCGCGGCCGTTTGCACCGATTGGGCGGTGGTGCGCCGTCCGTTGGCGTGCATGACATCGCGGGCTCGCTGCCACGCCCCGGCGAACACGCCGTTTTTGGCCACGTACACCTCCCCATCGGCGGCCGTGAACGATTGGACGGCGCTCCCGGTGGTCACCGGCGGTGGTAGCGCCGGCGCTCCCCCACCCACGGCTAGCCCGAACGGCCGCCGGTCGGTGATGTTGGCGGCCACGATGGACGCGGCGCCCCCGGTGACAGCGATTTGGGCGAGCGCCACCGCGTTGGCCGGCACGGCCGGGGGCGTCGGGGCGGCCGCCTCGGCGCCGGCGACCACGGTCACCACGAAATCGTCCGCGCCCTAGCTGCCCACGTCGGTGGAGTCCACCCGGACCACGATGAGATCCACCCGGTTGGTTCCCGAGGGTGGCGCCGGGTCAAGCGTCACCGTCTCGGGGGCGTCCCACGTGCAGAGCACCGAGCCCGTCCCGTTCCCGGCCGGGACGGCCACTTGGCCGGGGGCGGCTTGGACGGCCATCCCCGTCCCGGTGGGTGTCACCGTCCCGCCGGCGGATCGGGCGGCCGGCCAGAGCGCTGAGATCAAGCGCCGATCCACGCTCGCGGCGTAGCTGCCGGCTTGTAACCATTGGGGAGCGAAACGAGTCACGAGATCACCTCCGCGCTAGGGCGTCCACGTCCCGGCGTGTCTTTCGGAATTCGGCGTTGAGGGTGGCGGCCGGCCGGCCCACGGTTAGCTCCACGTCCTCTTGGCCGTCGTCGCCTATGGCGTAGTTCAGTCCGAGGACGCGGACGGTGGTGGACACGTCAAGCCGGCCGGACTTGACCACGAGCGGCACGGTGTCCCCGAGGTTGGGGAAGCCCGGCCGGTACCATCCCGGCCGGAGCGTGAGCGAGTAGGACGGGACGAGTAGCCCGAGCGCTTGGAGATCCCCGTCCGCCTTTTGTTGCAACGTGGCGGCCACCGAGACATCCGATTGGTTATCGGTGGCCGCCCACAAGCCCACCGGGAGCCGCCCCACATCGTTGGCGTCGGCGTTCCATTGATCCACGGCGAGTTGGGGCCCGTCCACGCCCCCGTTATCGCCCAATACCCGGACGTAGTTGGCGTAGCCGCCCCCGGATCCGTCCACGGCCGAGTTGGCGCTCCGGGTGAGGGCGGACACGGTGGAGCCATACACGAGCGCGAGATCGGTCCGGCCCACGCCCCGAGCCGGGAACCACACGCGGAGGTGATCGATCCCGTCCGCGTCGGCCGCCGGCGTTACGTCCACGTCAAATCCGTTGATCACCGCCCCGAGATCGGTGACGAGTTGGCCGATGGGTGAGCCGCCGGTGTAGCTCCGATCCCGGAGGACGCCCGAAAGCGCCGGCCGGTTGGTCCCGTCCGGATTGGCGCGGCGTAGGTCCAACGGTAGGTAGTTTCCCGGTTGGAAGCCGGGGGCGCCGGCGATGGGTACCTGTCCGGTGGTGGCCCATCCCAACAGGGTGGCCACGATGTTGTCTTGGTCCACTTGGGTGAACGTGGGCGGTAGTAGGGCGTTCACGTAGCGGCGGTTCACCATCGCCAAGTAATCGTGGCAAGTGAAATTGACGGTGTGGGCTTGCTCGGTGAGGGTGTCCTCGGATTGGGCCACGATCCCCCGGAACATGAGATGGTCTTGGCCGTCCTCGGGATCGAAACGCCACGCCATCACGTCTGTCTGTAACTCTTGGACATAGGCGGCCGAGGGGGAGCCGCCGGCCACGCTAAAGGTGAGCTTGGCCGGCGTGTTGAGCGCGGTTTCTAGGCGCCGGCTCCGGGCGTCGGATAGTTCGGCTATCCCGGTGGTCCGGGCGAAGCCGCCGGCCGCGAACGCGCGCCGGTGGACGGTGAGCCGCCATCGGGCCCGGGTTTCCTCAAGTAAGAAATCCGTCATACCAAATGGCTTGGACTTGGGTGGTGGCCGAGGTGGAGTCTCCCGTGAGGGTGAGCCAAGACCAATAGGGCAGGGTGGGCAGCACCGGCCATACCGACGCGGCCCAATCCACTTGGGCCATCACCGATTGGGCGTTATCCCCGTTGAGAAACGCCGTTTTGCCCACCGTGTCCACGTCCACGAACGAGCCGGCGGCGATGATGAAACCGGGAATGAATTGGATGAGCGAGGGCGGCCCGGCCGGGTCGGCGCCGGTGGTGGGCGTCATGGTCACCACCGGGTTGGTTACGGGCCCGTAGATCCGCAAGAGCGGCCGGACCACGATGTCCCCGGCCGAGCGGATCTCCCCGGTGGTGGGCACGCCCCCGCCGGCCGGGTAGATCCGATCGAACGTGAGCGGGTAGTGGCGGCCGGGGATGGTGGAGGATCCGGCCAAGCTCGTGGCCACCCGCTCGGTGGGATCGTACATGAACGGATCGGACGCCAACCACGAGAGGTGGATGTCCCGGTTCCGGGCGCCCGAGATCGGCCATCCGTAGCCGGTGGCGCGGACGGTGGTGAAACGCTCGGGGGCGCCGGGGCGGTCTAACACGTAGTGGAGTTGCGGCCGGGCGTTGGGGATTTGGTACACGGCGAAGAGCGCCCCGATCTCGTCCACGGTCATGGTTCCGCCGGCCATCGCCCGGATATCTGCGCTCATGGCACGGCCGCCGGCGTACTTGGTCCGGTCGTCCACGCCGTCTTGGTCCGGGCGATTGTTCACCGTGGCCGAGTCGCGTACATCGGGATAGCCGAGATCAAGCTCCGTGCACGCGTAGCCGGCCACCTCGTCCTCTAGGGGGAGGATCCGCTCCCCGAGGGTGAGCCACGCCCGGCGGACACAAGCCACTCCCCTACCCTCCCCCACATCCAAATCCCGTGTAAGCCACGCTTACACCCCACTTGTCCGGAGTTGCCACGCCAACCTCTTGGCGAACACGTCTATGTCCACCCGCTCACCGAAAGACGCGTTATCGATCCGGACGAGTTGCTCCATGCTCGGGCGGACGGCCGACGCCGGCGCCGGCGAGATCACCTCACCGGCGTGGGCGTAGATGAGCCCGGAGCGCGTCATGAGTCCGCCGGCGGCCAACACGGGAAGCTTGGGCAGCGAGATGGTCCCGCCCCCGATCTTGCCTATCCCGGGGATGTGGGTGTCCACCTCGGGGATGGACACGCTTATGGCGTTCCACACGTGGGCGAAAGCGTTATAGATCCCTTTGGCCATGTTGATCCCCGAGGACACCACGGCCGTGAGGTTGTGGACTAGCCCGGTGATGTAGGCCACGGCCGCCTCTACCACGCCCCGGACGATGTTGAAAGCGGTGATGAACGGGGAGGTGATGGCGCCCACCACGCCGGAGATGGCGCCCCCGATGGCGTGGACGATCCCGCTAAAGAAACCGGAGATCGGGCCCCAATACATATACACGAGGGCGATGGCCACACCGAAAGGTCCGGCCAACACCCCCGCCAAGATGGGCCAGTAGGAACGGATCCATCCCCACACGGTCATGGCGATGGATTGGATGGCGCGAAAGATCCCGGCGATAAAGCTCCACGCCGCGTTCCACGCCGAGGTGATGGCGCCCACGGTGGCAGACCACGCCGCGGACATAAACCGGGTGACGGTAGCCCAAATCGTTTGGAACCACGTGGTCTTGGTGGCGATGAGCACGATCACGGCCACGAGCGCCACCACCGCCACGATGATCAGGCCGATGGGGGACGCCAAGAAAGACGAGTTGAGCGCCAACCACACGAGCCGGAAACCGGCCACGGCGAGCTTGACTCCCTCTATCACCACTTGGAACATTTGGACGGCTTTGGCCACCACAAAGAGGGTGGTGGCGAAACCGGCGGCCGCCAACAGTAACGGCGTGAGCCAAGACGCGTTGGCGCCGATGAAATCGAAGAGCCCGGCGAACGTGTTTTTGATTTGTCCCACGATGGGCAAGAGCCCGGTTCCGAGCTTCACTTTCATCTCTTCCCACGCCACGGACATCTTGGCGCCGGCGCCGGCGGTGGCCGCGGCGGTCCCGCCCACTTGGGACTCCACCTCCCCCAAGATGATCTTTTGGGCGCCCAAGAGATCCCCGCTCTTTTGCATGTTGGCGATTTGCTCTTTCTGGGATTTGGTGAAGTTCACGCCCGAGCGGGTGAGGGCGGTCAAGCCTTTGGTGGGATCGGCTAGGGCTTTGCCTAGTTGCTTGGCGTTGGTTTCCATGTCGCCAAAGCCGGCGGCCGCCAAGTCTGCGGCCGCTTTGGTGGCACGGTCAAAGATCCCGGCGGCCATCCCGGTGGCGCCACTCACCGAATGGAACGTGGCCAAGATCCCCTCGGCACCCTTGATCACCTCCGGGCTCACACCGATTTGGCGGCCGAACGAGTCGGCTAGCTCTATGGCGTGCTTGGCCGCTTCCCCGGTGGCGTCCCCGGCGTTTTTGAACGTGGCCGTTACCACTTTGTTGGCGTGGGCGGCGGCGCCGGCCGCGTCCACCGTGGATTTCCCGAAATCGATGATCTTTTTCACGGCGTAGCCGGTGGCCACCGCGGCGCCGATCTTGGCCAGACTGGCGCCGGTGGAGGTGGCCGCCCCGGTGGCGGTCTTGGCCGCGTCCCCGGTTTGCTTGAAAGCCGAGATAGCCGATTGGGCTTCCCCGACTAGTTGAAAGATGAGCTTGGCGGCCACGGCGCTACCTCTTGGCCGCGATCTCGGCCAGGATCTCGGACGCGGTGATCATCGCCACCGGATCGGTGAGCCACTCCCTCGGGGACACGCCGGTGGCCACCGCCAACTCCACCGCTAGCCGGCCGAATCCGCCGGCCGGGTAGGGTCCATCTCGTCCGTCTTGGCGCCGGCGTCCTCTTCGGTGGCCGCCTCTAGAGACTCCACGAACGTCCGAAAGTTTCTGGCCGCCTCGTGGTCCGGGTGCTGTCTCTTGAGCGCCGAATACCACACTTGCATCCCAAGCTCCACCGGGCGCTCCATCACGCCGGCGCCGATGGCTCGCTCCGCGTTGAGTTGGTCCCACGCCGCGGTGGTGATCTTCACGTCATCCCCGGACAGGGTGAGCGTTACACGATTCACGAAAGATGGCATATCAAGCTCCCCTCACGCCGTCGCATATCTTTTGTCCGGAGGTGGTGAGCGCGGCGGTGACGGCCGCTTCGGCCGCGCTCACGGCCCGGAACACGAACGGGTTGGCGGCGATGTTGTGAGCCGGCCGCCCCCAATGGATGGGCACGGCGTACACCACCGGCGTGGTGATGGTCCCCCGCTTGTCTTGGGTGGTGGCGCTAAAGCTCCCGGCCAAGCGGCCGGTGAGCCGGGGAGCCACGCCGGGGATCCGGGCCACGATGGCCGTAGCCGCCGGCGTGGAGTCCAACTCGTTTAGCTGTTGCTCGGCTTTAGCCAACGAGGATTGGAGGGCGTCCTCCCCCACCACCTTGAGCGAGCCGGCCACCTCAAGCGGCCGAGGACGCCGAGAGCGGGGGGGCGGTGGCCGGCGTGAACGTCGGTTTCTCTTGGAGGTTCCAAACGAAATCGGAGGTGAGCCGGGCGCCCACGTCGCCACCGTAGGTTTCGGCCGCGATCTCGATTTGGAGCGAGCCGGTGATGGTGGGCGCCCCTTGATCGTTCGGGACGAATTCATAGGGGACCACCTCTAGATCGTTGTCCCACATAAACGCCACCACGCCGGCGTCCTCGTTGAAATCTTGGATGATGGTTCCCTCTAGCTTGTGGCCGTCAAGCTTGCGGGGGGACGGCTTGGTGTCGCCACATAGCGTGGTGACAGGATCCCCGTCGTCCGAGTAGGCCGAGGTGATCCGGACGTTTGTGATTTGGCAAGAGACATCGGTCCCGGTGGCGGTGGGCCCGAGGGTGAGTGTCCCATTCTTTAGCCGGCTTTCGTTTATGGCCATTAGAAATCAACTCCCTCCGTGATGGTGATGGTGGCGCTTGGGTGGTTGCGATTGTTGGGCAGCACATAGGCCGCCGGCGTGGCGTCGGTGATGGGAAACACGCCCATCACGGCGTCCACTAGCTCGTTAACGGATTTGCCCACGTCGGCCGTCCCCGAGCCGGTGGGCGCCACGCCGATGGCGTGAAGCGTGAACGTGGCCGTGTAGCCGCCCATCACATCGGGGACACGCCGGGGGACGGGGACCACGAGCACGGCCGGCGGGTTGAGCGCGCCGGCGTCCGAGGTGGCACGAACGCCGGCGGCTTGGAGTTTCTCCACAATGGTCCGGGCGAAGTCATCGGCGCTAGTCACGCCACCACCATCTCCGTCCACGGTCCGAGCATTTGGGACACGTCGGCGTCATAACTCAAGATCACGGCCGCCCCCATATCGGGGACACCCACCACGCCGTCCGGTGAGTTACGCCGGCTCATGAGCCGGTTAGTGATCAAGAGCCCGGCTTGGACAGCCATCCCCGGCACCGGGAGCGGCACCGGGGGATCGCTGTCGTCCACCATGAAAGCTCGGGGAGCCCGTAACTCCACCGCCTCGGACGCGGCGGCCACGGCGTCGGCGATGGCCACATCATCGGATGTGTCCGCCGGATCGATCCGGGCCCACGCTTTATAGCTGTCGGTGGTAAGCCACGGGCTCCCCGGCCACATCTACTTGGCCGCTTTCCCGCTAGCCGCCGGCGCCGGCCCTTCCTCGGATTGGACGCCGAGGTTGGCCAAGAGTGGCGGCGCGGTGTAGGTGAGCTTCACGAACGCCAACGGATCCACCGGCTCGGCCGCCCATAGGCCGATCACGCCGATGTTGTAGCCGGCCACGCCCACGTCTATCACGCTGAGTTGGACGGGAGCGCCGGGCGTTTCGTAAAACTCCACCTCTTCGGAGTTGCCCACCACGAACGTGTTTCCGGCGATGTAGGGATCCACCACCGGCCGGAGTCCCATCACGTTGGAAATCTGGCCGGTGGCGTCGGCGGTCCCGTAGGCGTTGGACGGGTTGAGGTACGGGAAGAGCGGCCGGCCGTTCCCGTCCACGAGCCCGGCCAGCACGCCATAGGACGTGAGCCCGAGCCACACCGTATCGGGGAACACGTTTTCCCGGGAGTTGGCCGCGCACATCACCGCGGCGTTGGCGATGGCCGGCCCGAGGGTGGCCGCGTCACCGTCCCACGCCAACGTTTGGGTGAACTTGGCGAACACGGCCGCCCACGCCCCGTTATTGGACTCCCGGGCGTAGATGCGGACGAGATCGCGGAAGATCACATCCAACGCCCCCGGTGAGGATCGGTTGGCAAGCTCCCACGAGACATCCACGCCCCCGGCGTAAGAGCCCACCGGGATCTTGAGTAGGTCAAGGGTGAACGCTTGGGACGCCACCGGACCTTTCTCGGCGTGGGGGCCCACTTGGACGTGTTGGGTGATCCGGGGGCGTTGTACCTCCATCCCCACCGGGGGGAGCGGCGGGTGAGTCATGGCGTCCACGGACGGGCGCCGGGCCACCCACTCCCCCAAGATGTCCCCGGTGACTTGGGGGGGGACGAGCCCGGGTGTCTGCGCGGTGGTGACATCGGCCAACGCCCGAGTGAACCGGGCGGACTCGGCCACGTCGCCGTGCTTGGAGCGCATATAGCCGAGGACGTACTCTCCCGGCGTCCGGTACGGGAAAGCCGAGCGGTCCCCCGACAGCGGATCGGCCGGGCGGTCCGCGGTGCGAGTCACCCGCCCCATCATCTCCCCGGCTCGGGCGTCAAGCTCGGCGCGTTCCACGAGCAAGCCGAGCCGGGATGTCTTGGCTTCGGCTTCGGCGCGAAGCTCGTCCCAAGTGGCTTGCTCCACATCGTTGAGCGTGTCCCGCTGATCGGCTACGGCTCCCGCCTCTATGGCGTTCATCCGGCCGTGAAGCTCATCTATGGACTGTCGCAACACGTCCACGAGGTTGATAGGCAAAGCGTGATCCTTTCACGAGTGGTTGATCTCTTCACTCGGAGTGGCTCACGCCCCGGTGGTGGCCGCGCTATGGGCTCCGGCCGGCGGTCGGCTCCGTCAAGCCCGAGAGGTTAGCGCTCGTGGATCTCGGGCGGGTGGGACGGCCGCGACGGGCCCGGCTCCACGAGGATGCACGTTCCCCGCCGGCAACGCTCCCGCCCGTTGGCGAGCGACGCGCAAAAGCGCTCCCCCACGCCAAGCTCCCAACACGCGGCCACGTGGGCGCTAGCGTCCTCGGCCGGCGGCTCGCTCACCGGCGGATCCGCTCGGCCGCCCCGAAACGGTCCACGAGCCCGGAGCGGACGGCGTGGAGCCGGGCCCGTTCGGCGCCGAGGGCGGCCATCGTTGGGTGGCGGTCTTGGGCGGCTCGGACTCCCTCCACGCCGGCGGTGGCGTAGGCCGGGAAATTGCACACGCTCACCTCGTGGAGCTTCACGGCCGTCCGGATGACGAGATCACGGGCGCTCGGGGGCGTCCGCTCGGTTCCCTTGGTCCGCTCTTCGGACACCGGCTCAAACCCGATGGACAAGCCCGAGATGGCGTCCTCGGCCACGAGCGCGAGCACCTCGTCCGCTTTGGCGGTGGCCGCCAGATGGAACGCGGCGTGGAGCCCGTCGTCCTCTTCGGTGAGATCCACCGACGCGCCGATGGGGAGCGCCCGGCGCTCGTGGGACACGAGCAACGGGACAGGGTGGGAGCGGTCCCGGATGGTCTTGGCGAAGCTCCCCTTTTGGAACACCTCGGTGTAGTCGTCCCACCAATCCGACACGTCCAACTCCACGCCGTAAGGCACGGCGAGCCCGTAGAGCGTCCGGCCGTCGCTGTCCCCCTCGGCGTGGCGGACGTGGAGCCGGTTGGCCATCACGTGGGTGTAGGTCCGGCCCACCGGGACGGTGGTGAGGGTGGCGGTCATGATGTCTCCAAGAGGGTGAGGTGGGCGGATAGCTCGGGCCCGTCCTCGGGCCCGTCCCCGCTCGAGGTGGGGGGGACGCCGGGGGGGGCGGCCGGGGCGGGATTGGCGGCCGGCTTGAGATCCTCCCCGGCCGGCACGGTGCGCGGCACGCCGGCCAGCTCGCGAGCTTCCCCGAGGGTGATGATCTCCGCGCCGTAGAGGGTGGTGGCCGCGGTGGCTCGGGTCATGGTGTCCGCCCGGAGCAACGCGCCGGCGAAGAATTCGGCGTGGTTGCCGCGGGGGAGACATTGGGCGGATAGCTGTAGCTCAAGCGGCCGGAGTAGCCGCATCATCGTGGTGGTGATGAACCGGCCAAACTCGCTTTCGGCGTTGGTGTAAGTGTGGCGCTGAGTTTCGATCCCCAACAGAAACGGGGGGACGCCGAGGATCATCGCCACCATCGTGGCGTCCCATTGGCGGGCTTGGACTAGTTGGGCTTTGTCGGCGTCGGTGGCCAACGGTTGGAACGTGGTGGAGCCGGGGACCACCACCGGGACACGAGTCCCGCTCACCGCTTGGAGCCACTTAGCCTTTAGCTCGTTGGCTTGGTCTTGGGTGAGGTTGGGGCGGGTGTCGGTGATCACGCCGGAGGGGACGGCCGAGGACGTGAAGTATTGGCCGGCGTAAGCGTCGGCCGCCAACGAGGACGCGATGGCTCCGGTCATGGTGGGCAGCACGCCCCGCCCGGCTAGCTCCCCCGAGCGCTTGTCCACGGCCACGTGGAACATCCGATCATCGGGGATCGGATCCTCAAATCCCTCCACTTGGTAGATCGGCCGCCACGTGTCGGGATCTCGGGCCACGGACACGGTGGTGACATCTAGGGGGATGAGCATGGACGGCCACCCGGTGGAGTCCAACGGGCCCACCAACGCCGCGTAGTTGCCATAAAGCAAGATGTCCGAGACGTACTCGTCCACGAAATCGGCCGGCGTCCGGTTGGCGCCCGGCGTCGGGTTGGTGATCACCGTGGCCGGCGGATCCACGTACTCGTCCCCCCGCTTTTGGCGTAGCGGTAACTGCATCGCCACGCCGGAGATGAGCCGCATCCCGGCGGTGAGCGCCGGCACGCCCCGAGCCATCCACTCGGACACCCACGGCGCCCAATAGCCGGGGAGGTTCCCCCACCCGCCGGCCGCGTCAAACATGGATTGCTCCCACCGGCGCCGGAGGATCTCTTGGACACCCTCCACGTCCCCGGAGATCCCGGGAAGCCCACCGATAGGTCCACCGCCCCCGCCGGCCAGAGAGCCGCTAGGGGCGCCGGATTGCTTGCTCCACGGCCACCTCACGCCCCTAGAGCCTAATTCCGGGCGGGAAGCTCCCTCTAGGATCGTTTCTAAGCCCCTCAAATCCGAAAAACGGGTTAGGGTACCCGGCCGATCCGAGCGTGGCGGGACGCCGGCGCTCCGGTCGGGCTCCGGGGCGGCTAGTCGGCTTCACCAGGCGGCAAATCGCCACTTTGGAACACGCCGGGCCCACCCCACACGAGGATCCCGGTGGCGCCGGCCCGGTTGAGGTAGTCCGTCCCCTCGGTGGCCACCACGCCGGCGCTCCCCGGCTCGCGTTGGGCGATGAGCGCCACGGTGGCGTCCGTGTCCACGGTGGCGAACACCGGCCCGAGGGTGAGGGTGGCCACGCCAAGCTCGGGGAGATCCACTTGGGCGGCTCGCGGCCCGGCCACCCGCCGGCCGGAGCCGGTGACGAGGGTGAGCCACGCCACCACGCCCACCGTGTCCGGTCCCCGGTTCATGAGCGCCACCGACGCCGACGCCAACCACGCCCCGGCCGGGACGGGAAGCTCCAAGACCGAAGTGGGGACGGCTTGGATGGTCACCTCCGAGCCGGGGACGCCGGCGGGAAGCTCGGCCGAGTAGAGCGCTAGCTCGGGGAGGACACCATCGGCGCCGGGCGGTCCGGCCGGGCCACGCTCACCGGGCGGTCCCGGCTCCCCCCGCTCACCGGGCGGTCCGGGCGGTCCGGGCGGTCCGGGCGTCCCCGAGGTGGCCACCGGGCCCGGATAGCGCGCCGAGTAGCCGAGCGCCACTCCCCCGGCCAGAGCACGAGCCACGGCCGCAAAGTTACGCGGTTACGCGCCGAGTTACGCGTAACTCAAAACGCGGTCCACGTGGCCACCTCGGCGCCGGCCGGGTGGGTGAGCGCCCACGTGGCGGCCGTGCACGCGATCACCGGGGCGATGGACACCACCGCGCCGCGCCGATGCCACGCCCATCCGCCATCGGCCACGTCCCGGCCGGGCGCCACCTCGGCCGCGGCGGCTAGCGCCGGGTGGGCGCCCACTCGGATCCGGCGCTCGGTGATCGCGGCGAGCCATCCCGAGCACGCGGCCGGCCAATCCCGCCCCCGGATGGCCAACATCGGGAGCCCGGCGGTGGCCAACTCGTCCGCGATGTCCAAGCCGGGCGTGTCGGCCGGGTAGCCGATGGCCACCGGGTGGCGTCGGGCGGCTAGCTCGGCCATCCGCTCGGCCATCCACCCGGTTCCCGGCCGGGCGTCCACCACCTCACACCGGAGCCCTTGCAAGTCTCGCCACGCCACCGAGATACACCCTTGGGAGCGGTCCCGGCTCGTGTCCATCCCGAGCGCCACCCGGCTAGAGCTCGCGGGCGCTGTCCTCATGGCCGGGACCACCGCGGCCGCCCACGCCCCGGGCGGGATCTTGGGGGCGGCTTGGGCGCCCATCCCCTCCGGCCAGAGGTTCCCGTACGCCCGGCGAAAGCCGGCCGCCCCCAACTCGTCTAGAGCGGCTTTCATTTGGGGCGCCCCGATGGTGAGCCCGTAGGCGGGATGGAACATCTCCCACGAGCCCGGCCGGCACGGATCCACGTCCTCGGGACACGCCCACTCGAAATAGGCGATCCCGTCCCGGCGCCCCTCGGTGACGGCGTTCCGTCCCCGTTGGACTGTCTCCCAAAGCCACAACGAGCGGTCATCCCCGGCGGTGGAAAGCTTCCACACTTGGGCGCCGGGGCGGGTGGCTTGGGTGGGGACGATGGCTTGGTCTAGCTGCCGGCCGCGCTCAAGCTCGTGGGCCCAACACTCGTCCACCACCACGAGATCGGATTGTTTGGAGTGGAGGGCGGCCGGGAGGGGGGCGAAGATCCGGAACATCGATCCGTTAGGCCACGAGATCCCCTCCGAGCCTTGAGCCCGGCGAAGCTTGGCGTACGGCTTGAGCGGGGAGGACTCCAAGCCGGGGGCGTGCTCGTTGAGCAACCAATCCCGGGCGATCTCCCGGCTTTGCGCGGTGTACCAAATCCGCCGGCGGGGACGGTAGAGCGCCCGGTGTTCCACGTTGGCGCCGGTAAGGGTGGTCTTTCCACTCTGGCGGGGGACGGTGATCACCACGGACGAGTAACAAAACAAGCCATCGGCGTCCACCTCGTTGGCCACGTCCGCCACGATCTCTTGCCAGGGCATGAGCGGCCAGCCGAGGGCGGCCGCGATGTAGGCCACATCGTGGCCGTGGGACGGCCGGCTAGCTGTCCGGGGCGTTGCCCACGCGGGGGCCGGACATTCCCGCGATGAAAGCGGCGAACGGATCAAGAGCTTCCCTCATGGTTCCGGTGAGCCCACACGCTTGGCGTAGCTCAAGGTAAGCCCGGACGGCTTTGGCGCCGGCGTCCACGTCGGTGGCTCCCTCGGCCACGTCCACGAACGCGGCCGCGGCTCGGAGTAGCGCTCGGGCGCCGGCCGGGATAGCTGTCTCGGCGCGGATCTCGGTGTCTAGCGCCCGTTCCACCCGGCCGACACGGCGCCGAGGGGGACGGGATGGGCCCGGATCGAAGAGCCGCCCGGCGTCCGGGCCCGGATCGGGCGATTTGCCACGCCGGCGTGGCATTGCTAGCTGTCTCCGGGCGTTCCGGCCGGTTCCGGCCCGAGGGGGGGGAATACCTTGACAGATGTCACGGGAGCCGCTAG